ACTTCAGTGGATTAATTATTACTGGGTCTGGGTCTATTGAGTCTTCAGGTGTTGGGCCTGCTGGTATAACTCGTAGTTTTCCTAAATTTGATTTTAAATCTACTAATCCCATTATCTATCACCAATTGTTCTATTTAATCTATTGATACCATCTCTAATCTCTACAGTTGGACCTAACAAAGGATTACCACCACCACCCATAGCTGCTCCTGCTGCTGCGCCTGTTGCACCTGCTGTATTGTTTCTCACAAGTCTTGAAAGTTGTTCTACATTCACACCAACACTCTCTGCTAATGCTTTTCTCTGTATAACATTCATTCTATTAAATTCAGCTTCACCACCTACTGCTTTAAGAATTTCTTTCATTACACCTTCTTGGTCACCTGATAGTGCTAACTGACGAGCTTTATCAAGGTTTATTTGTCTACCAAGTAATAGTGATGCGGTCATTTGGTTTTCTATAGAAGATTCAAAATTAAGTAATGATTCTGATATACCAGCTACAGCACTCATCTCTAAACCAAGTTTTCTTGCAGCTATTCCAGCTTGTATTATATTACCACCACCATCTTTTGCAAATTGAGCGAAAAACTCAGCGTTTTGAGCAAGGTCTTTCATTACAAGGGCAGGTGATACTCCAGCTTGACCAATTATTGCTGCATTTGTTCTAATTTGATTTAACAATACATCTCTACTAGCGGATGATATTGATTCCATTATAGAAAGTGTACCTGTTAACTCATCAGATGTTTGACCAGTTGCAGCGGCTGTTCTTGCAAAGTTTAAACTAAGTTTTACTGATTCTTGTACACTCGCACCTAAATCATTTCGTATTGCCGCTTGAGCGGATTGTATGTCTGATATATCAAGTCCATAACCTTTTGCTACTTGAGCTAATACTTTATTTTGAGCAGTTATAGCAACAGCTTGACCATATGAAACACCTAATTCTTTTCTTGTATCAGTAACTTGTTTTTGAAACTCTAAGAATGCTTTTCCAATTGCTAAAACTATACCAACTATACCAAGAGCCGAACCCGCCATTAATTTAAAATTATCATAACCTTTTTTAGCGCTAGATGCCAAGTTGAAAGCTCCAGGTGCACTATCTCTTATAGCGTCTCTGGTTTCTTCACTAGCTTCTAACTGTCTAATTAATTCTTTAGCGTTGTCTTTAGATATTCCTTTTTGAAGTTTACCCTCTTCAGTAATAGTTTTATTAACTTTAGCTAAATCAGTAGTGACTCCAAGTAATCTGTTAATTGCACCAAAGTTTTCCTTACCAAGTTGTACTATTTTTTCTTCAAGATTTACTATCGATGATAAGTCTTCAGCTTGATTTTTATATGGTCTACCGGGTTTTGCGGCCATTTTATATCCTTTTAGATTTTATTAAAATCCTGATACTCCAGGGTAACGTTTTTGTAACTTTTTTTTGTTTTTTTTGATATAGGATTCCATATCTTTACGTTGTTTTTCTAATTCTTTGACTTTCATTGCAAACTCGGGGTCTTTTGCGGATAAATCTTTTAAAGCTTTAGATTTAGCCTGTTTAGCAACAGAACCAAATACAGCTCCAATTAATTTACCAACTAAACCTTCTTTTTCTTTTATTATATATTTAGGCATTTAAGTCTCCGAATAATATTAAGTGTTGTAACTCAATAATAAATATCAATTATATAAAAAATTACTTTCTATGTGATGATTTATGTTTATTCATTTCTTTCTGTAATTCGTCTGCTTCTTTCTTATAGAAAGTTTGTAGTCGTTTTAGATAGAATGTTCGAAGATATATTGGTAGGTTGTATGCATCACTAAAAGTGAAACCACCTTTAGAATGTAATATTAGTTGAAATATTTCTTCGTGTATTTGAAGTTTATACTCAGGCGGAAGGCCAAAAAAATCGTACGGTTATTGGAACCGTCACCTCTACTTTCTTATCATTAGAATCTGATATCTCAACTCTCATATCAACATCAGGTGTAATTGTTGATAAATATTGTCTGAATGCTAGTGAATCTCGTGATAAGAACTCATTGTCAACAAAATTATTTATATATGATTTTTCAGATTTACCATCGACTGAAAGTATCATTTGTTTTAATCGAGTAGTAAGTTCAGAACTTTGAGTTTTTGATATTTTTTGTTTTGCGTTAATTTCTGATTCTATATCTTTCTCATCTTTACCATTTAATAATTTAAATGTAACTTCTCTTTCTGTAGTCGGTAATTTAAAGTTAAATTCATTAACACCTTTTTTAAACTTAGAAAATTTAATTTCTACTGGTTCAAGTTTTGTTAAATCTACTGATTGTTCTACATCATCATAAGTAAATGTGTATTCTTTACCATAACCAAGAATACGAGCAGCTACCATTATCGCATTCTTATCACCAATCAACATATCATCAAGTTTAATTGACTTATCTACTACTAATGATTCCAATAATTTATCAATTACAGTACCTTGTTGTATTAGATTTTGAGAAGTAAGAATATCTTCTTCTCTCGCGGTCATATATTTTACTTCTACTTTGCCACTTGAAAGTGGATGACCCTCGAAGTAGAAATACCCTTTAGACGGTAACTCTACCATCTCTGTAGGGAATTTGTAATCAGCCATAAATGACTCCTTTGTGATTAATTTTTAATAACCAATTATTAATATAACTGTTTTGTTCGAAATAACAAATTATTTTTTTGGTGCGAATTTCTCTTTGATTGGTTTAAGAATCATATCGAAAAGAATATCGTCATATTTTGTTGGTGTGAGTTTCACAATTTTTTCAATTGCGTAAATACCAACTAAAACATATTCCCAATTTGCTGCTATCCATTCAGTCATTTTTATTCTCCGTTTTGATTAGAATTGTAATATTGCGTAATCGTAACGCAATGTTAATTCGATATCTACTGGATCTGTACCATTTGCAAAATCTACATCATTGAAGTTAACATCCTGTGCCCACGCACCTTTTAATGTCCATTCTTCAACAATATCTCCTACTGGACCCAATAAATTAAATGTAATATCTTTTTTATAAAAATCTGAGTATCCATCACGACCTGTTACTGATTCGTGGGATAATCTCACCCATTCCATACATGCTTGTGCTGCTGATGGTACAATAGGGTCATATAATGTAAGTGCTAATGGTTGCCACTCACCTTTACCTTTAATGTATCTCTTTACATTAATATGGTCTAATACTATTTCTTCAAATGTTATTTGAGGTCTTGCTGCAGTTTTTATTAAATATGCGGGTAGACCTTCAATATACATGACATACCGGTTTTTAGTTTTTGGTTCAAACGGTGTGAACATTATTTCTGAAGGATCAATTAACTCTGGCATTTCCAATTCTCCTATTGTTAAATTCTGTACGGTTTTTGTACTTCAAGTATAAATATCAAACTAATTAAAAAAAATGAATTTCTATATATGTCAATTTGTAGAAGTTTTTTAGAAGTTTTATAGGGCAATAAAAAACCCCATAATTAAATGAGGTTTCTTATTTCGTTTTACGAATTAGTCTGGGAACGATGCTCCTGTGGGTAATACCACGAAGTCAAGAACAATAAATTCCGCTGTTCTCGTAGGTTGGATAAATATCTGTCCTACAAGACGGTTTCTATCAACAACATCAGGTGTGTTATTGCTATCGTCCATCACTACTCTAAATGCGTTCAAACCACTATTGGCCTGGACACTTTCAAGGTAAGGATTGACAATATTCAAGAAACGATTCCTCGTTGCTGTTGTGTTCTGTTCGAATACTAAATATCTTGAAGATGACGCAATGAATTTCTTCAATGCAATCAACAATCTACGAACATTGATTCTATCAAGTGCTGATGGTTTAGACTGAAGTGTTTTCTGTCCAAATACCGTTACACCTTGACCTGGGAATGTTGCAATTGGATTAACTCTATTTTCATACAGTTTATCTCTCTCAGCGTGAGTTAATCGTGTTTTAGCTTCTAAAACAGAAGTTAAACCACCACGATTTAAACCAGCTGGTGCAAACCATTCGTGTGCTATCTTATCTGTAAAGGATATTACACCTGGTAGAACAACTGAAGGTGGCACCCAAACTGGTAATTGTGTTTCAGAATCAACTACTTTAACCCAAGGAAAATATGTCCCTGCGTAGTTGGTATCTAATGCACTTATACCGTTGGTTGCGTTATCAATTGTATCACTCCATGCAAATCCATCCAATACATAAAAAGCATCACCACGAGCTTCAATTTTTGAAATTGCGTGGTTGGTCACTGCACTATGTACAATTGAACCACCTTTACTATGAAGTACACCTGGGATAGCCAATAAATTAATATCGAACTCATCAGGATTACTTATAGCATTGATTGCTCGTTTGTATGCTACAGAACCACTTGCTGCTGCGGATGATAAATCAAATCCTTGTGTGTTTGTACCAGAAATATCATTTCCAGTAGCTTTAATCACAGTTGGATCATCACCATCAAATCCCCATTGTAGAGGCATTACAAATTTCCTCTGTGCAATGTCTGAATTTGCTAATGTTATTGCTGTTGAACTATTTGCTGCCGTAGAAACATTTAAGTCTCCTGCTGCGTTATCATCACCATTCATATTTGCTAATGAAAATACACTATTTGAACCTGTAGTAGCGTTATAAGGAATAGGAGCTAAATACTCTCTATTATCCTTTAACTTATAATCAAATCCATAAAATACGTTTTGGTCAAAATCACCAACACCATTTTTCTGTTCTGATTTAAATGTTATTGTAGGTACATTAGCACCTAATACTGGATTATTCACTGCTTCAAATCCAAAAGGTACTACATTTTTAGCTAAGTTTCTAAGATCTGCATAATCACCAATACGAATCCATTTAGATTGATTTGGCCAATCACCTTTATAGGTTAATTTACCATTTGAATCAATTTCAACAAATCTATCACCAATTTTTCTTGCGAAATAGTTGTTTGAAGTTCTATCAAAATTACAATTATCAAACTGTTCAAGAACTATATTATCATCTGCTTGTGCTGGGTTATTTTTTCTTACCTGTACAGAGAATTCACCATAATCCGAACCAGGAATTGAACCAGCCGCTTTAATATTCAATACACATACTTTAAATTCTTCATTCACACTTGTTCCGTGAGATAATGAATAAATTCTAAATAAGTTATTGTATGAACGAGTTGCTGTTGCTCCTTGGTCAATTACGATTGGTGTTCTTGCCACAGAATAATCACTATTACCTGTCCAAGTTGCTGCTACACCAGTTGCTCCATATTGTGCTGAATATCCAGTTCCACTTTGAAAATCCTGTCCAGCCGAACCACTTGCACTATTTGCTACTGATAATTCAGTCCAAGACTGATGATTATTGTGTGCAGTTTCTTTAAATACTTTGTATAGGTATACTTTTGATGTATTGTTCATTGGATCAGAACTAATCACTTTATCAATAAACAAATCACTTGATGTTGCAAACGATGCACTTATTGTTTCATGAAATGTTCCAGCTGTATTAGTAGAACCACTTATGTGGATTACAAAATCACCAGCTGTAACTGAAACAGTTGAACCACTTTGTTCTACACCACTTCTCATTACTCGTGTTCCATCAATTCCAAGTGCCCCAGCACCACGTGATGGTGCTAAAACTGCTATTAAATCTTCGTTGGATGAACCACTTGCAACTATATTAACATAATCTGTCTTATATCCACCAATACCAAGAACTCTAACTATTGTTACAGAACTGGCACTTTTAAGATATTCTTGTACTGTATAGGGAACATAATAATCTTCGCTCACTTTACCAAAAGTATTTTCAAATTCTGAAAAATTACTAAGTATGGTTGGTGTGAATGCTGGGCCCTTTTGAGTTGGCCCTATTATTGCTGCCCCAATATCAGAAATACCTTGTGGTAGAAAAGACAAGTCCCGTTCTTCTGTGAAGACTCCAGGACTTACTATTCTTTCCGCCATTATTTTTCTCCCAATTTATGAGGTTGTTTTAATACAAATTAAAGTTATATATAAATATAAGCCAAATTTCTCAAACATTAGTTTTGAGGAGTAAATTTACCAGTTTCTACATCAAGATTACCAATTCCGTACTTATCTGTCATCTTTTTTACAATTCCTTGTTCAGATTCTCTAGCTTCATCATATGCAACATGCAATTTTTGTTCATTAGATTCTATATTATCCAATTCCTTATTTAATTGACTACGTTGTAAAGCAATCTGTCCAAGTTGTAAAGCTATACCTTGGTATTTTTCTTGTAAAGATTTAATCTCTTTGATCTCTTCTTCAGGTACTACTACTTCTGATTTTTTCGTTTCGTCTGCCACGTTAAAACCTCCATTTTTGTTGTTATAAATGTATCTAACTATAAGTATCTAATTAGATTTCAAATCATCAATTTCTTTTTTCAATTCTTTAATAGATTCTATCAGAACGGGGACTAATTTATTATAATCCACCGATTTAAATTTTCCTCTACCATGTAAACCTTCGTGTTCTTTCACAAGTTCAGGAATAACTGCTTCTACTTCTTGTGCTAACACTCCAACATCGTGTCCCATATCTTCTCGTTTCCAATCATACTCAACACCACGAAGTTTCATCACATCAGATAAACCATATTTCATATCTGTGATATTCTCTTTCAAATTCATATCAGATGCGACGGTTGAAGAATATGCAACAACGTCAGCGTCTGCGTGAAATGTTCCACCCGCTGTAAATCTAAATTCTTCTACATTTGATAAATACACTTTAATATTATCATCTGTACCAAAATCAATCCAATCACCACTAGCATCTCTACCAACTTTAAGTCCAGTATTATATATTGAAGTAATAGTTGTTTGTGCTGCTGTTACTGCAACATCATTAGCATTTGCTGTAATTCCATCTCCACCAATTACATTTATCACTCCACTTGTGGCAGTCGTTCCTGCTCCTGCCAATTCAGTTGCTACATCATCATGTACCATACCAGTTTGAACTGCATTTGCTTGTATTGTTCCAGCTGCTGTAACATTACCACTTCCATCAAAACTTGGTGAAGTCCATGCAACATCACCAGTCATTGCTATTGTTCTACCAGTAGCCAAAGCAGTTGCTGTAGACGAATTTCCTGTTAATTCACCTGCCAACGCAGTTGATGTAATGGATGTTGCTCCTGTTACCACACCAGCGTCTATACTAATTGTTCCGTCTAATAAAATTGCCGAACCTGCTGCTGGTTCGATGTTAATTGCTGCTCCAGAATCTAATGTTATTAATCCTGCTGAAGCAATCTCAGCAGTACCATCGATTGTAAATAAAAGATTTGCTGCTGCGGCTGCTGTATCAACCGTAGTAAAAGTCAAAGCACCATTGGTAGATGCTGCTATAGTGGCCGTATCATCTGTTGATGGTGTCATCACAATTGAATCATCTGTAATAACCGTTGTACCGATTGTAAAATCTGTTGTTGCGTCAATTGTAGTACCCACAATAGTACCTGCAGCTACTGCACCTATTGCAGTAAAATCACCTGCGGCTTGAGTTGCTGCCCCAATTACTGTATTATCAATAGTTCCACCATCAATATCAGGTGTATTAATATCAGGACTTGTTAAAGTTTTGTTTGTAAGTGTGTCGGTTGAACTAATAGTTACTAAATTAACTTCTGCATCTTTCAATCCACCAATCCATCTATCTTCACTTACATCCCAGAGTAATGAACCTGTTTCTGTTGTATCGGCATCATTTATATAAAGTCCACCATCTCCTGCTGCTGAACCAGCATTTAATGTAACTATTCTATCTCCAATATCTAAATTTGAACTTGAAACATATGTTAAATCTCCTCGTACTTCCATACCACCAGTTACAATAATTCCTGTAAATGATCCAGATGCTGGTGTTGCTGCACCAATAACTGTTCCATCAATATTTCCACCATTAATATCAACTGTAGTAAGTGTAGAAGTTCCTGTAGCAGTAATTGCGTCTATATGACCTGTATCAATATGAGCTTCTGCAAATTGTAACGCAGAAGTTCCTAAATCTCTTGCACTATTTGTAGATGGTACTATGTCCGAATCGAATCGACCCGTTGCTGTAATTGTATCACCCGTAGCGTCTCCTAAATCAACATTTCCAGTTGCTACTAAAGTTGTAAAAGTACCAGCTGCTGGAGTATTACCACCTACAACTCCATCTGATGTTCCAACAAATGCTGTCGATGTAATAGATGTTGCTCCTGTTACTACACCCGCGTCTATACTGATTGTACCATCCAATAGAATTGCTGAACCTGCTGCTGGTTCGATGTTAATTGCTGCTCCAGAATCTAATGTTATTAATCCTGCTGAAGCAATTTCAGCCGTGCCATCTACTGTAAATAAAAGATTTGCTGCTGCGGCTGCTGTATCAACTGTAGTTATAGTCAGAGCACCATTAGTAGATGCTGCTATAGTGGCCGTATCACCACTTGTTGGAGTCATCACAATCGAGTCGTCTGTAATAACCGTTGAACCTATTGTAAAATCTGTTGTTGCGTCAATTGTTGTACCTGTAATTGCACGAGCCGTGTCAGCACCAAGTATACCATCAACATTAGTACCAATTAAATCGGTAGAAGTAATTGATGTTGCTCCTGTTACTACTCCTGCATCTACACTAATTGTTCCGTCTAATAAAATTGCTGAACCTGCTGCTGGTTCAAGGTTAATTGCTCCACCCGAATCTAATGTTACGGTAGTACCAATTGCTTCAAACGTTCCGTCAGCGGTAATTGTTATGTTTGCTGCTGCGGCTGCATCATCTACTGTAGTAATAGCCAATGCACCATTGGTAGCTCCACTAAAAGTAATCGTATCACTTGTTGATGGTGTCATCACAATTGAGTCGTCTGTAATAACCGTTGAACCTATTGTAAAATCTGTTGTGGCGTCTATTGTAGTACCAACTATTGCGGCAAATGTACCAGCTACTGCTGATGCTGCACCAATAGTAGTTCCATCAATACTTCCACCATTAATATCTACTGTAGTAACTATTCCTAAATCTGCAACTGTTCTACCTGCGTTTGTCCAGTTATTACTAAATGACAAACTTGAACCATCGTCTGCACTAATTGTATCGAGTGCTATATCACCCACATTAGTAATGTTTCCATCACTAAAAGATGTGGCGGTTGTAGAAGCAATTACAAGAGTTCCATCATCTGTAATTGTGTTATCAGTAATGACAGTTCCACCGATTGTAAAATCAGCTGTGGCATCTATTGTTGTACCTTTAATTGTCGTATGTGAAGAAGCTCCAATAGTAGCCCCATCAACTGTTCCACCATTAATATCTGCTGTAGTGATACTACCTAAATCTGCTACCGTATTTCCAGCGTTTGTCCAATTACCTTGAATATTATCAAGTTCTATTCGTGATGCACTTACTGAATTTACTGCAATGTGTGCAAATGAACCACTTGATGTGGCTGAACCACTAATAGTTGTTGCGTTAATTGTTAATATATCCGCTCCATCGTCTGTAATAACTACATCTCCACCATCAACATCTATCGCCAAATCTCCAGCGAGATCCATAGTTAAATTAGCATCATTTGTAATCGTATCTGCTGTAAGTACCAAACCATCAATTGTAAAATCAGTTGTAGCGTCAATAGTCGTACCTTTAATTGTAGTAGCTGATGCTGCTCCAATTGCAGTTCCGTCAATTGCTCCACTATCAATATCTACATTTGTAGAATTAAAGTTGCCGTGGTCTAAATTAGCTCCTAATGCATCTGCATTCAAAGTATCTATATATGCCACACCATCTATGTATAAATCTTTCCATTGTGTACCAGATGCACCCAAGTCATCGGCATCATCACTTCCAGGTAAAACATTATTTCCACCTGGGTCTAATATAATATCTGCGGCTGCTATAATTTTTAAATCTGTATCTACATCAACATAATCAGCTGCACTATCTATTTCTAATCTTGGAACTCTTAAATTACCACCTGATTGTACTAATACATCTGATGTTTCAGTTAATGTTATTCCACCGTTAGCCCAATTTATAACACCTGCTGCACCTAAATGTAAATCGTTCCATCCTTTAGTAGCACTACCTAAATCGTATGTAGCATTTGCATTTGGAGTTAAATTTGAAGTAATATCTGCACCAATACTAATAGAATCTGTATCTGCATCTCCAAGTGTTAAATCTCCACCTATAAAAGCATCTCCCACAATATGTAGTTTAGAACCACTAAGTACTGAACCACTTAAGTCCGATACTAAACTTCCACTTGCAAACGTTATTCCATCTGGAGTTGCAGTCATTGTTTGTACTGTATTTCCAGTTTTATCCATAAAATGAATAGAGCTAGTAGATACATATAATTCTTTCCAGGGTCTACCCGCATTTCCTAAAGTATAGGTGTCAGAATCTCCTGGTATAAAATGAAAACTTGCCGTTGCAGTATTTATAGACTGCGACATCACTAACATTGCGTCCGTTGATTCTACAAGTATTCCTTTTGGGTGATGTAAATCACTCGTGATTAAACTACTATGTTTTTTTGCCATTTCTTATTCCCTTTAAGATGCTCCAGTTATTACTACTTCATTATTTTGGGTGGTAATTTGTTCAAAATCCATTATAGTTGATGTCTCTTCTGTTACTACCATATTTGCTAATACATCAAATGTTACAAGTTCCGAACCTGCTTGTTTAACAGTAGTTGCATCTAATGAACCAGTAAATTCATGTTTACTACCTGAAAAATTTGTAGATCCTGTTACTTCAAAGCCACCCCCATCAATTTTGATTTTATTACCAAATCTATCAAATCCTAAATATGAAGTAAGTGACATATTATACTATTTCCAAAATACTACAAAATGCCTGTAGTGTAGATGCTGCATCAGCCGTAGCCTTTAAAACATCGGCTGTTTCTAAATTTATTGGTTTATCCAATACTACCGTTGTACCATTTGGTACTGCTAAATTCTTTGCTATATAAAAATCACTCCCTGCACTGGAATCCGTTACAAAAATATCGACTAGCCCAGCATTTGATGCGTGTATATTTGAAATATATACTGCGTGAACTACTGCCGTTGTCGAACTTGGTGTTGTATAAATTGTTGTTGCACTATCTGTAATTGCAACTCCCTTATTTTTAAATGTATTAGCCATTCATTATCCTCCGAAAACTATTCCAAAAACTACCGCATTTACATCTGTTACATTTGTTAGTCCTGTACCATCACCACTTAAATTAGTTGCCTCTACTTTACCAAACGAACCAGTTGAAGTTGATGAACCACTTATGTTTCCAGATGCCTGTATAATTCCTGTTACATCTACACCAGTATTTGTAGTTTCAAGTTTTGTACTATTATTATAATTTAAATCTACTGAATTTGCTGAGTTTAAAACCAACATAGTTTTAGAACCAGCTGCATTCTGGAATGTCTGTGTTCCACCCAAATAATTTAGGTTTCCAGTTCCATTATCTTTTATGTAACTATTACTACCATCGTGGTATAGTTGTAAATCATTTTCATCACCAATATTTAAAACTGCATCATCTGCAAGTTTTACGCCACCACTTCCTGTAATTTGATTTAAATGGGCTGAACTGCCCGATACTATGACTTTTTTCCAGTTTGGCATTTAAGTTATTCTCCTATTGCGGTTGGTTACTCTTTCGAGCCCACTTCCCATCCTCTACCATAAAGATGGGCCAACATTATAATACAAGTTATTCTCCTAAACCTTCTAAGTGTTTCTTCATTAACTTGTATTCTTCTTGTAACTTTCTTGTTACGTGTAATACGTTCTGAACCTCTGATATCTTATGTCCAGCGTTTGCTACTATTTCTAATAAAAATTCTATTTCTTGGAAAGACATTGGGTGTACATATGCCTTACCCTCTAATACTTTAATACCACCTTTTACAGTAAGTCCCATTTGTAACCTCTTATTTAATTAAGACCAAATCCAAATATCCCCTGCTACTGTCCTCGAACCGGCGTGGTCTGATGTTTGTACATAAATCATTCCTCGTCTTGTAGCTGCATCAGTACCGAAATCACTTGGATTTTGTGTTGCTCCACCTTCCCAATCATCTGGGGGTGCTGCCGATTGTGAAACCGACACTAAATATTGTCGTGGTGTTGCTGTAGTTGCACTTCCTGAAGTATCATCAGCTGCTGTTAATGCCCATCTTGATGCACTATCGTCATAGAAAAATGCTGAACCAATACCACCTGCTCCTGTGTTAGCAATAAGTCCAGAATCTCCACTCGTTGAACCACTTGCCACTATTATAAATCTGTCTGCAACTCTTAAATTAGTTGAATCTATTGTAGTCAATGTGCCATTCACATCCAAACTACCATTTACCGTTACATCACCAGTAGTTGTAATTGAATCTATATATGCATTTGCCCAATATAGTCCTGTTGTTCCTAAATCTCTTGCACTATCTGTAGATGGTACAAGTGCGGAATCAAATCGACCCGTTGCTGTAATTGTATCACCCGTAGCGTCTCCTAAATCAACATCTCCTGTTGCAATCAAAGTTGTAAATTTACCAGTTGTATGTGAAGCTGCTCCAATAGTAGTTCCGTCAATAGCCCCACTATCTATATCAACATTGGTCATTTCATGATTATTAAAATCTATTTCTACTGCTCCATCTCCACCCCAAGTAAGTTTACCTGCGGCGTGTGTTAATGTTACATCACCACCATCTAAATTAATAACTCCACCACTACCTAAATGTAAATCATTCCATCCTTGAGAAGTTGTACCCAAATCATAAGTTGCATCTGTGTTTGGTGTTAGGTTAGAACCAATATCTGCCCCAATAGTAATAAGATCAGTGTTGGCATCTCCAAATGTAAGGTCACCTTTTATAATTGCGTCACCATGTACATTTAAGTATCCGAATGAACCCGATGAAGCGTGAGATCCTGATATTTGATTTGCACCAATATCAACCATAGATGCCGATATATGTAATTCTGTACCTGCTGCTATGGAAAGAATACTACCATCCGAAGAAATATGTTCTCCACCTTGGTCAAAGAAATAAAGTTTTCTATCATCAGCGACACGGATAACTTCGTTACCTCCCTGTGTCTTAAATACTAAATCATCACTTGCTACTTTTAACTGAACATCGATTTGGCCGGCCGTTCCATCCATATCTATTGCTAACTGTGCAGTTCCTGCATCCTCAAACGATACATCTCCTGCTGCCGAATCAATTTTTATAGTAGTGGCTGCATCTAATAATATATCTGCTCCTGCTACTAAATTAATATCTGCGTCATCTGATAATTTAAGATCAGTTCCATCATGTTGGATATAAGCATTAAAATTACCACCAAATCCTAATTTGTTGGTCGAATTAAGTGCTATTCCACTACCATCTGTATGTGTAAGAGTAGTATCTTGATCTGCTCCAAAGTTAATAACACTACTATCTGCCAAATATAAATCTGACCATTCACTTTTTGCAGAACCTAATGTACCACCATCTGCTGTTACTGGTACTATATGTCCACTTGCTGATATGTCATTTAGTTCCGCAGTACTTCCAGATACTACGACTTTTCTCCATTGAGCCATTACTGTTCTCCTATCGACGAACCTCTATAGTTCGTACTATTAATAAATATAATATTTCTAAATAATTCCACTTTTCTTCTACTTAAATCTCTAAGAAACTTCATTTTCATACCCAAAGTAAAAGTCATCAGAACCAGAATAATATATTCCCCCAGCCGTGGCTGTAGGTGTTGTTGTTCTTGCTCCCAATATTGCTACTTTATTTTCAATTTTAAACATTAGTGCATCACTATTATCATAAATATCAAATCCACCACCAGTTGATTTCCAAAAGAAATCTGAACCAGTTACACTTAATGCCCCTCCACTTTCATTCCAATTTGTACTTCCATAGGTCAAATCATCAGTTATTGACAATTCTCCAACTTCCAATCTTCCAAATGACCCTGTTGAAGTAGCTGAACCACTTATGTTTCCACTAGCTAATGTAGATCCGACATACTGATATACCGTCATGTAAAGATAATCACTATTACCTGGGTCTACAGATGAATTAGTAAATTGTACTACCCCCGTTTTATAATCAAATGTATAATCATTAGTTGAAACAATATCATCACCATCTAATGAAGATGAATCTAATGAAGTTGATTTAAGTAAGGTTGCTAAATATCCTGGTGTAGAATCTTCTGTCGTAGAAGTTGCCAATCCTGCTATTGAATATTTAGGTGATATAAAATTCACCGTTTGGTCATCACTAATTAACTGAGCTCCAATTCCACTATCGCTACCCGTGGGGTCTAAAAAGAACCAAACTTCATTATTGGTATTTGATTTTGTCAATCTTTGTCTATACCAATATTTCATTACAGATTTACCTGTAGTAGAATAAGTTGAATGTATTTGAGAACTTCCACTAAATGGTAATCCAGAAGATGG